AGAAAACAAACAGAAGATTTCTGATAATAGTTCTACAATTGTAGGTAAGAATAAAGATATCAAGGCATTAGAAATTGAGTCAGATGAACTCTCTAAGGATACTGATGAGAGACTTACACTAGAAGATAAGATTCGTAAACTATCAAGAACAGAAGCTGCACTTAAAAATAGGAAGGGTGAACATGACCGTCAAATTCAATTTTTCCAGACAAACGATGAATGCCCGACTTGCGAACAGTCGATTACAGACACAACTAAGCAGACGCAGATTGCTACACGCACCGACAAAATCACAGAGATTGAAAACGGCATCAGAGATTTACAAAGAATGGAATCTGAAGAACAAACAAGATTAGATATCGTTCTTCAAAATCTAGACCAAATCCGAAACAATGATGTAGAGATTGCAAAGGTTCGTTCTTCCATTGCAGAACTTGAAAGTTTCAATGCAAAACTACAGAAAGATATTGAGACATATGAACAAGGTTCAATCTCTGATGAAGACAAACAAAAACTTTCAGAACTAAAGGGACGAATTGCACATATAGAAGAACAAAAAACAAAACTAAATGAAGACAAGTTTTACAATAATATTGCAAGAGAACTTCTGCAAGACTCTGGTATTAAGACAAAGATTGTAAAACAATATTTACCAATTATGAACAAGTTGGTAAACACATATCTCAGTTCTATGGATTTCTTTGTTCAGTTTCACTTAGATGAAAACTTTAATGAAACTATTAAGTCACGTTTTCGTGATGAATTCTCATATGCATCATTCTCTGAAGGTGAGAAAATGCGTATTGACTTGGCACTTCTATTTACATGGAGAGCCATTGCAAAGATGAAAAACTCAACGAATACTAACCTTCTTATCTTAGATGAAATCTTTGATAGTTCGTTGGACGGCACAGGAACCGATGACTTCTTGAAAATTCTAAACACATTCCATGACCAGAATGTATTTGTTATTTCACATAAACAGGATATGTTATTTGACAAGTTTAGAAGTGTTCTTAAATTTGAAAAGGTCAAAAACTTCTCAAGGATTGCGAAATGATATACAACCTACTCCCCTCTGACTCCCCATCACTTTTTGTGAAATTACCAGAAATTACACCAGAAGAAATTAAAGAAAAATATAATCTTACAATACAAGAGTTATATGACAACTTGAAAGGGACAATGGCTGCAACTGGTGGTATAGGATTGTCTGCAAATCAAGTAGGACTTTCTATTCGTGCCTTTGTAATGTATACCAACTTTGATGAAAAGGAAGTTGAGTTTATGCTGAATCCAAAGATTGAGGCAGAATCGTTAGATGACCAAGTTTTGTTTACAGAGGGTTGTTTGACATATCCATTCCTATTTTTGGATGTTAAACGTCCAAACACAGTGAAAGTTACCTACACTGATATTAATGGTGAAAGACAAGAACGAGTGTGGAAGGGATTGACCTCTAGAATCTTCCAACACGAATATGACCATATGGAAGGTAAGAACTTCACCATGTGGGTATCAAAGTTTAAGTTAGATAGGGGTTATACAAAGGCCCGCAAAAAGATGAAAAAACTGAAAAGAGAACAAAAAAAATAAACTTTTTTTAACTTTTTTTAGAAGCCCTTGTTTTTCAAGGGCTTTTTTTTTGATTTTTTTGAAAAAAAGCCTTGACAAACATGCTCTGATAACATATAATGTATGTATAAGTTGAGAGAAAGGACTTAGACATGACAAATCGAGAGACAATTTTTATCGGTGCTAACAACGGTGGTATTGAAGTTTACAAAGGTGTTAGTAACAAGGTCGGATTTGCAAAGACTGCTAGTATGCTAAAATATATCCTTGATACCCACAAGGTTTATGGTGAAGTGATGTTCACAAGTAGCATGGACTTTGCTGATGAGTATGGGTTTGACCACTATGATGGTGCGAAGAACCTTTGGAAAGAAGCTGTTGAGATGCGAGTTTAATTTGAAAATGTTTCAAAAACATCTTGACATTGTTGTCAAAACAAAGTATACTATGTATACAAACTGAAAAATTAACTAGGAGAAATATATTATGGCACACGAATTAGAAATGGTGAACGGTGAAGCACAAATGGCTTATGTTGGGGATGTCCCTTGGCATGGTCTAGGTAAACGAGTTCCTGCCGATTTGACCCCAGACCAATTTATGGTTACTGCTGGTCTAGATTGGCAAGTTGAAAAACAGAAACTCACTACTGCCAATGGTGCAATGGTTAAGAATAAACAAGCACTTGTTCGAACTTCTGACAACTCTGTATTGGATGTTGTCGGTAATGGTTGGGAACCTTGTCAGAACTCAGAGGCATTTGAGTTTTTCCATGACTATGTTCTGGCTGGTGACATGGAGATGCACACTGCTGGTTCATTGAAAGATGGACAGATGGTTTGGGCTCTTGCGAAAACGAAAGAATCTTTCGAACTGTTTAATGGTGACCAAACAGATAACTACTTTCTGTTTACTAACCCACACCAGTTTGGTAAGTCTATCAATATTCGTATGACACCAATCCGTGTAGTATGTAACAATACTCTTACACTGTCTCTTTCACAAGAGAGTGATAAAATGGTTTCGGTAAATCACCGTAAAGCATTTGACCCTTCAATGGTGAAGGAACAAATGGGTATTGCTCGTGAGAAGATGGAACAATACAAATCAATGGCAGAGTTCCTTGGTGGAAAACGTGCTACTGGTGAAAATGTAATTCAGTATTTCAATGAGGTATTTGGTGCCCCTGCAAAAGAGAAAGTAGATGGGGTTCTTCCTTTCACTTCTCGTAATGCTAAAATTGCGATGGAAAATCTAAATACTCAGCCTGGTGCAAACTTTGCCCAAGGTTCATGGTGGCAGGCATTTAACTCTGTTACTTACATGACAGACCACTTGCAAGGTCGTGAAGGTGATTCACGTTTGCAGTCTGCATGGTATGGACGTAACCGTAAAGTTAAACTGAACGCACTAGATAAGGCTCTAGAGTATGCTGAGGCTGCCTAAGTCTTATATATAGTGTAAGGGAGCAGTTCGTAAGTCTTCCTGTTGACGCAAAAATACCTACTCTGTGTCACAAATTAGGGTTTGTCGGTATCCCCCCAAAAACCGACATTATAAATAAACCTGTGATATGCCTAATGGGTATCACAATAGTATCTTGCTTAACAAAGGAGAAAAGACTATGGTAAATACTACTCTAACACACGACCCTTTCGACAGGGTTAAAACTTATTCTATCGGTTTTGATAGAATGTTCGATAAACTTTTTGACGAAGTGTATACACATGCATCGTCACCAAGTTATCCCCCATACAATATCATAAAGGTTGATGACGAGCATTATGCAATTCAGATTGCTGTTGCTGGTTTCAGTAAAGATGATATTGAAGTGGAAATCAAGGAAAACTCTCTTGTTATTAAAACAAAAGATAAGTCTGAAGAAGATGCAGAACCAGAAACTAATTACCTACACAAAGGTATTTCTGCTCGTGCATTTACACGGTCTTTTACTATCGCAGATGATGTGGTGGTCAAAGGTGCAACTTATGAAAATGGGTTGCTCAATGTTGAACTTGAAAGAATCATTCCAGAGGAAAAGAAACCTCGTGTGATTAAAATCAAGTAACAACTTTTAGTTAAGGGGAAAAATGTCTTGACATTCTCCCCTTTTTTTGATAATATGATGTTAATTATTGAAGGAGATATAATATGGCACAAACTAAAAAGCAAAAAGTTCTTAAACTTTTATCGTCTGGTAAGAATATTACTTGGCAAAAGATTAGGGATAAATTTGACCTCTCTTCCCCAAGAGCAATGATTGATACACTCAGAAATGAGGGTCATTGCATCTATACCAATAAGGTTAATGGGAAGACTGCTTACAGACTAGGTGAACCCTCTAAGGGTGTCATTGCTGCTGGACTAAGAAGTATTCTCGGTGAAGATTACTCTTACTCGGCTCGTAGTGATTCTGAGTTTGTCAGATAGTTAGTTAAAGGGTGTGGGGGCTCGTCCCCCACTCCAAACATATAGGATGGAAAATTTGAAAAACATTGACTACAAATATTCAGAAGATAAGATTCTGAAAGAACTGCAAGTATATATTGACAAAACATACTCTGCACACTATTCACACAACAAGTTTCAAGCCACAGAGTTTATTATGGACTCTGGACATGGCGAAGGTTTTTGTATCGGGAATATATTGAAGTATTCACAACGATACGGAAAAAAGGATGGCAAGAACAGAAATGACTTGCTAAAAGTAATCCATTATGGTATAATGGCTTTACACAATCATGACATAACGGAGAGTAAATAATTATGCAACTTAGTAATGATACAAAGGATGTTCTAAAGAACTTCTCCACGATTAATCAAAACCTTTTGGTTAAGAGTGGTAATGTGATTAACACAATGTCTGCGATGAAAAATATCGTGGCGAAGGCAACGATTCCAGACACATTTGATAACGAATTCGCAATCTATGATTTGAACGAGTTCTTATCTGCATTGTCTTTGTTCAAAAATCCAACACTGGATTTCAAAGACCAAGCAGTCAAACTGAATGAAGAGGGTGGTGGTAGTGCTGTAAACTATTTCTTCTCTGACCCTTCTGTGGTAACTTCACCAAAGACTGAGATTACAATGCCGTCTGTGGATGTAGAATTTACTTTTACACAAGACACATTTAATCAGATTCAGAAGGCATCGGCAGTTCTAGGTGTGCCTGATGTGGTTCTTAAAGGAACTACTGGTGGTGACATCCTTCTAACTGTGACTGACCGTAAGAATGATACCTCTAATGATTTCAGTATCAAAGTAGGTGACAATTCTGCGTCTGACTTCACACACTTCTTTAAAGTAGAAAACTTAAAACTCCTGTCTGGCAATTATAAAGTAGAAGTTTCAACAAAAGGTATTTCACGTTTTGTGAATGTTGATAAACCTGTTGAATACTTTATTGCACTTGAAGCCGCATAATTGTTTCATATTCTTTACATTGTAAAGTATAAGAAACATTTTAAACAGGAGATATATAATGAATGATGTGATACTATGGGTGGAGAAATACCGTCCATCTAAAATCAGTGAGACTATTCTTACTGATGATTTGAAAAAGACTTTCCAGACCTTTGTTGATGAGGGGTATATTCCAAACCTCTTATTGTCTGGTGGGCCAGGTGTAGGTAAGACCACTGTTGCGAAAGCAATGTTGGAAGAGATTGGTGCAACCTACATGATGATAAATGGCTCAGAAGAATCAGGCATTGATGTTCTGCGAAACAAAATCAAGAACTTTGCCTCTACTGTCTCTATGGATGGTAAGAGAAAATTTGTTATTCTTGATGAGGCAGACTATCTAAACCCACAGTCAACTCAGCCTGCGTTGCGTGGTTTTATGGAAGAATTTCATAAAAACTGTGGGTTTATTCTTACATGTAATTTCAAGAACAGAATTATTGAACCTCTACACTCTAGGTGTTCTGTTATTGAATTTAAAATCCCTACTTCTGACAAACCAAAACTTGCTGGTCAGTTCTTCAATCGTGTTCAAGATATTTTATCTACTGAGAATGTGAAGTTCGAACCAAAGGCAGTTGCTGGTGTTGTTGAGAAACACTTCCCAGATTGGCGTAGGGTTCTGAATGAATTGCAAAGATATTCTGCATCTGGTGAAATTGATGCTGGTATTCTTGTAAATGTTTCGGAAACAAACTTAAAAGACTTGGTAAAGTTTCTTAAAGAGAAAGATTTCAAGTCTATTCGTAAGTGGGTTGCAAACAATCTGGACAATGACCCTACTCGTGTGTATCGTAAAATCTATGATACAATCTACGATGAGATTGAACCCAACACTGTGCCACATCTTGTTCTTGCAGTTGCAGACTATCAATACAAATCTGCATTTGTTGCTGACCAAGAAATCAATATGCTTGCATTTATGATTGAGATTATGTCACAGGTGAAGTTCAAATGAAATACAACTCAGACTTTAAACATGATTTAGAATGGGGACAACTTGGAGAACAGGTTGTCGCAGACATTGTTGCTGGTGATAAAACAGAGGTTAAGTCTGAACGTGACCTTTGGGTAAAAACTGGTAATCATTTTGTGGAGACAGAATCTAGGGGTAAACCTAGTGGAATCTGCACAACACATGCAAAGTATTGGTCTATTAACTTCTACAAGGGTGATACCTTCTGTTTCAACATGACAGTAACAGTTAAAGACATGCGTGAAATTGTTTTGAAATACAAACATAAAAGAGTTCGTGGTGGAGATAATAATACTTCATGGGGTGTTCTTGTTCCTATAAAGGGGATTATAGAATGTATGAGTTAAAAGATTATCTAAAATCCATCAACGAAACAAAAGAAAACTTAATGGATGGGGATGACCCTGTATGGGAGAAAAAGTATTCTTCCTTTATTATGAATAAGTGTCTTGCACCATTTAATGATACCATTATGTTAGTCAATGAAATCAATCAGAGACACCACCTTGACTCTAAGCTTCAATATGATTTTTTACTAAATAGTATTAGGTCTAGGAAGCGATATGCTCCTTGGGTGAAAGCGAGTAAGTTGAAAGACTTAGAGTTTATAAAAGAGTATTATGGATATAGTAATGAAAAGGCCAAGTCTGCTCTCTCTATATTAAATGATTCTCAAATAAAGGCTATTAAAAATAGTTTGAATAAAGGTGGAAAAAAATGAATGAAATATTGTGGCATCCAGAGAAGATGCTAGAAATCAAGTTAAAAGAACCAGACGATTTCTTAAAGGTGAGGGAGACACTATCCAGAATTGGGGTGGCCTCTCGCAAAGAAAAGAAACTATATCAGTCCTGTCATATCCTACACAAACAAGGTAGATATTTTATCGTTCACTTTAAAGAGTTGTTCGCTCTTGACGGTAAAGAAACTAATATCAATGAGAATGATATCTCTCGTAGAAATTCGATTGCTAATCTTTTAGGAGATTGGGGACTTGTTGAAATTATTGGTAGTGCAGAGCCAAAGGCTCCACTCTCACAAATCAAAGTAATATCTTTCAAAGAGAAAGATGAGTGGGAGTTAGAAACTAAATATAACATTGGTAAGAAGAGAGAAATCTAAGTTGGCACAAACATTTTCTAAATTTATTACTGAGGAACCTAAAGACAAACCATATAAATTATTGGTGCTGTCTCATGATGACCCTCATGACCCAAACGAAACTGGGCCAATGATTCGCAAGGTTGCGAAGTCTATGGGTATCTCATGTCACTTGGGTGAGTTTAGTGGAATGTATATGGAACCAACAGATGATGTTGGTTTTAATGTGTATTCTTTTCCAGTTGGAGAAGATGGTAGTGCAGATTTGCCTACAATGAAGACGGATGCAAAATACGACAAACCCTTCAAGATTAATCCCAAAGACACACTTATTATGGCTAGAGGGATGGGTTCAACAGTAAAAACTGGTAACCGTTCTTGGTGGGTAACTGTAAAGAATTTAGAAGAAAAAGGTTACACTGTTATTAATTCTACAGTATGTCATGATATTTGTAGTGATAAGTGGTATAACCAAGTTGTTTTTCATACGAATGATTTTAATACACCTAAAACTGTATTGGTTCGTCATGCCGAAGGTGCAGATGCAGCCGCAGAAAAATTAGGTAATAAGTTTCCAATGATTTTAAAAACATCTACTGGCTCTAGAGGTATTGGGGTTATGTGGATTGAAAGTCTTAAATCTCTACACAGTGTAATACAACTGTTATATAGAGAAGACCAGTATGTAGATATTATTTTACAAGAGTATATAAAAACTGATTATGATGTAAGAGTGATTATTGTTGCTGGAGAAGTGATTGGTGCAATAAAAAGACCAGTTATTGAACAGGATTTCAGAAGCAACGTATCACAAGGTTCTGAACCAGAGGTTCATGAATTGACAGAATTAGAAAGAACTGAAGCATTAAGAGCCGCAGAGGCTGTTGATGGACAAGTGGTTGGAGTAGACTTTATTCCAGCAAAGAACAGGGAAAAGGAAAAACCTTATATGATTGAGGTTAATTCAACACCTGGCCTTATGGGGATTGAGGCAGTATTTAATAGTGCCGCATCAAAGCCTCTAATTAAAGATAAGAAACGAAGTATAACAAAAGAGATTCTTATCACTTTTATGAATCGTGAACATTGGAAAGGGAATGATAATGACACTACTCGAAGCAATCAAAAAACACAATGAAGGTAAAATTGCACTACATAAAGCAAATGTTGGTATCTACCTAAAGAATCCTGCTGGTATTGGGGAACATCCCGATATTGCAGAAGCAGTAGAAGGTGAACTGGCAAAGATTGCACACTCTCAAGATATTATTGATATGATTGATAAACACTTCTCATCTGAGGAACAATTACCACTTTTCTCTTGACAATACCCCCTACTTGCTATATAATGTAACTAATTGAATTGAAGGTGGTTGAATGGATTTTTATACACATGTTGCCCAGTGGGGTAACGACTTGTTGGTTCGTGGTGTTTCCAAAGGGGAACGATACACTAAACGAGTAAAATACGAACCGACATTATATGTCCCTGTGAAGAAAGAAACTGGTTGGAAGACCTTGGAGGGCAAGAATGTCAATCCTATGAAGTTTCTTTCTATCAAGGAGGCAAAGGCTTTTGTAGAACAATACGAAAGTCAACCGTGGCTTGTCTATGGCATGGCACAGTTTCCTTATACCTATCTTTCTGAAAAGTATCCTCGACAAATACAATTCGACTCTGACCTTATCAAAAAAATTACTATTGATATTGAGGTTGAGTGTGAAAATGGATTTCCTTATGCAGACAAGGCTGAGGAACCTATGTTGTCTATTACTATCAAAGACCACTCTACTGGTGAAATCATTGTTTGGGGATTGCATGATTATACAACAAGCAGAGATGATGTAAAATACATCCATTGTCCTAATGAACGAGAGTTGCTTGCTCGTTTCCTTGGTTGGTGGGATGCAGACCACCCAGACGTTGTAACTGGTTGGAACACTGAATTCTTTGATATTCCATACATCTGTAACCGTATTCAAAAGGTTCTTGGTGAAGAGTCTGTTCGTAGACTTTCTCCTTGGGGTATCGTAAACTCTCGTTGGGTGAATTCTGGTTATGGACGTAAAGACCAGACTTATGACATCCTTGGTGTTACTGACCTTGACTATCTACAATTATATAAGAAGTTTACTTACCAAAATCAAGAGTCATATCGTCTTGACCACATTGCCTTTGTTGAGTTGGGTGAACGTAAGGATGAGAATCCTTATGAGACTTTTCGACAGTGGTATACAGAAGACTATCAGTCCTTTATTGACTACAACATCACAGACGTTGAACTAGTTGATAGACTTGATGACAAGATGAAACTAATCGACTTGCTGTTGACTATGACCTATGAGGCCAAGGTGAATATGTCTGATGCTTTTACTTCTGTTAAGTATTGGGACGTTCTTATCTACAACCACTTGCGTAGTAAAAAGATTGTCATCCCTCAGAAGAAGTCAAACAAGAGTAAGGGTGAGAAGTATGTCGGTGCATTTGTAAAGGAACCACAAGTTGGACAACACAAGTGGGTTCTTTCTTTTGACTTGAACTCTCTATATCCACACCTTATTATGCAATACAACATCTCTCCAGAGACCCTGTTTGAAAAAAACCTCAACTTGGGTTCTGATGCAATCGACAAGATTATTGATGGTGAGATGGATATGTCCAAACTTCCAACAGATTTTACCGCAACACCAAACGGTGCTGTGTTCTCAAAACATGAACTTGGGTTCTTGCCTGAGATGATGCAAGAGATGTATAATGATAGAACCATTTACAAAAAGAAGATGTTGGACGCCAAACAAAAATATGAAGATACAAAGGATGCTAAATATCTAAAAGATGTTTCGAAGTTCACTAACATCCAGATGGCTCGTAAGATTTCATTGAACTCTGCTTATGGTGCGATTGGTAATGAGTGGTTTCGTTATTATGACTTGAGGATTGCCGAAGGGATTACCACCTCTGGCCAACTCTCTATCCGTTGGATTGAAAGGAGATTGAATGAATACCTTAATAAAATACTTAACACAGAATCGCATGATTACATCATTGCGTCTGACACAGATTCGGTTTATATCACTTTTGACAGGTTGGTTAGTGAGTCGTTTAAAAATCGAACTGACTTATCGGAAGACGAGTATACCCAGAAAGTCGTTGACTTTTTGGACGCAGTGGCTTCACAGAAGGTGGAACCTTTTATTGATAAGTCTTATCAAGTTCTTGCTCAAACTATGAATGCCTATGCCCAAAAGATGCAGATGAAACGTGAAGTTATCGCAGACAAAGGTATCTGGACGGCAAAGAAAAGATATATTCTCAATGCGTGGGATGTTGAGGGGGTTCGTTATGGTGAACCTAAACTAAAGATTATGGGTATTGAGGCTGTCAAGTCTTCAACCCCTGCCCCATGTCGTGAGAAGATTAAGGATGCACTAAAGGTTATTATGTCTGGAACAGAAAAGGATGTAAACGACTTTATCCAAGAGTTTCGCAAAGAGTTTATGGCCCTGCCTCCAGAGGAGATTGCATTCCCTCGTTCTGTAAATGGTATTAAGAAGTGGAGTAGTGGTTCTAACATCTTCCAATCTGGAACACCAATGCATGTCAAGGGTGCAATCCTTTACAACCACTTCTCTAATCAGAAACGGTTGACTAACAAATACCCTCTCATTAATGAGGGTGACAAAATCAAGTTCCTTAATATGAGAACACCTAACCCTATGCAATCGAATGTTATCTCTTTTATTACAAAGTTACCAAAAGAACTTGACATTCACAAGTATTTAGACTATGATAAACAATTCGAGAAGGCTTTTGTAGAACCTCTCACTTTTATTATGAATCAAATTGGTTGGACTATCGACAGGAGTTATGGGACACAAACAACACTGGAGGATTTTTTCGGATGAAATACACACCATACAAATTAAAAGATGTTATTGAAGCAGAAACACAATCTAAGTTTAATGTAATTTCTACGTTTGCTGGTGGTGGTGGTTCTTCTACAGGATATAGACTTGCTGGTGGTAAGATACTCGCAGTAAATGAATTTGTTGAGGAAGCAAGAAACACTTATGCAGAGAATTATCCGAATACACCAATCTTGCCTGGAGATATTAAAGACCTAACAGGTAAAGATTTTTTAGAACTTACTGGATTGAAATCTGGTGAGTTAGATTTGTTGGATGGTTCACCCCCATGTTCTGCATTCTCAGTTGCTGGTGCATTGTGTAGAAACAAAGATGGTAAACATTCTGATGGTTGGGGAAAGACTAAGAAATATTCAGATGATAAAGTTGTAGAGAACATTGAAGATTTATTTTTTGAGTTCTTGCGTGTGGCAGAAGAGATTAAACCTAAAGTTATTATTGCAGAGAATGTAAAGGGATTGACTGTTGGTGAAGCAAAAGAATATTTAAACAAGATTCAGAACACATTCGAACAGATTGGTTATGATGTTGTGGTAAAGGTTTTGGATTCTCGTTATTTTGGTGTATCACAAACACGAACTCGTGTAATTTTTATTGCAGTTCGTGAAGATGTATCAGAGGCAGTAGGATTAAACTTTATGACAATTGGAACTGTGTATCCAGAGGAAAGTAGAGAAACTATTCCTTTGAAGAATGCACTTGAAGGGTTGGAGTATGATGAAGAAGAAGTTAAGTATTTAACTGAAAAGTTTTTGGGAACTGCATACTGGAGAGATACGGTTTCTAAAATGCCTACTGACCCAGAAAAAGTATTGAATGGTGATGACTTCCATGTGAAGGGACATCACTTTAATATTAAACGGGCTTCACAATATGTGCCTGCACCTACACTCACTGCAATGGGTTCTGGTGAGACAACTGCTGGTGCATGTCATTGGATAGAATCTCGTAAACTAACTATTGGGGAATTGAAAAGAATTCAATCCCTTCCAGACGATTTTGTTCTTACTGGTAAATGGGTTCAACAAGCAGAACGAATTGGTAGAATGGTTCCACCACTAATGATGAAATCAATCGCTGATGCTGTTTATGAAAAAGTATTAAAACCTTACAAGGAGTTAAATAATGGCTGAATATGATTTTACCTTTGCCCACAGGGATGAAGGTTTTGATGACCACATAGAACATTCTATTCGTGGGTATAGTAACCTAGTAGATGATATTGTTTCATACTCTCGTTATTTTGTAGAGAATGGAACTAGTGTTGTTGACCTTGGATGTTCTACTGGTAAAGTCACTGAAAAGCTCATTTTAGAAAACCAAGACCATTGTGCAGAGGCACATTATATTGGGGTTGAACTTGCAGAAGGATTTTATGATAATTTAGATAAACGTGAAGATGCTATTACAGCAAACAACCCTTGGGTTGATTTGGAGTTTATAAAGGGTGATATTAGAGATTGTAATTTTACAAACTGTTCCTTTATTACTTCTATCTTTACATTACAATTCATGCCACCAAGACATCGTAAGGAAGTGTTGGAGAAAATATATAAAGGACTCAATACTGGTGGTGCATTTATTTTTGCAGAGAAAACTGTTGCAGAAGACCCTCGTGTTCAAGAAATGATTACTTTTAATTATTATGATTATAAGAGAAAGAATTTTGACACAGAGGATATTATGGATAAGGAAAGAACTCTAAGACATATGATGAAACCGAATACTTGGAGTGAGATTGTAAACAACCTTATAGAGGCAGGGTTTGACCCTATTAAGATTCAACCCTTTTGGAGAAATCACATGTTCGTAGGAGCGATTGTTATTAAATGAATAATCTATTGACAAACACTGATAAAACTGGTATATTAGACCAAATGATTAATATGATTAACGGAGAACCCAAAATGAGCGATACTGATGAAAGACTACTTCTAGATTATACTAGATTTGTAGATGCGGTGACAAGTGATGAATCTAAGGATTCTGAAGCTTTTAATACTTCACTAGATATTATTGAAGAGTCCTCTGGTATTTCACCAGAACGCATGATTACTGCCGCACTTGGCATTTGTGCAGAAGGTGGTGAATTTACAGAGATTGTAAAGAAGTGTGTGTTCCAAGGGAAACCTATGGACGAACATACTATATATCATGCTAAGAGAGAATTGGGTGATATACTTTGGTATGTTGCACAGGCCTGTATTGCTCTGGATACTTCATTCGAAGATATCATTTATATGAACACAGAAAAACTTGAAACACGATATCCAGATGGATTCGAATCGTTTCGTTCTGAAAACAGAGAAGAAGGAGACATTTAATTTATGGACTTTTTGAAAGATATTGCCAAGACAGCAGGCAACGAATATGCTGCCCTAGTGTCAGACGGTGTAGAGGCAGGTGATGTAGACTCTTTTATCGACACTGGTTCTTACATCTTTAATGCACTATTGTCTGGTAGTATTTACGGTGGATTACCAGCAAACAAGATAACCGCTGTTGCGGGCGAGTCTGCAACAGGTAAAACATTCTTTGTGATGGGTATGGTAAAGTCATTCCTTGATGCAAACCCAGATGCTGGTGTGTTGTATTTTGAGTCGGAATCTGCTATCACAAAACAAATGGTTGTTGACAGAGGTATTGACCCATCTCGTATGGTAATTCTACCAGTAACTACAGTTCAAGAATTTAGAACACAAGCAATTCGTGTTCTTGATAAGTTTCTTGAAACACCAGAAGGTGACCGTAAACCTCTGATGCTTTGTCTTGATTCCCTTGGTATGTTGTCTACAACGAAAGAAGTAGAAGACACTGCTGATGGTAAAGAGACTCGTGATATGACACGGGCTCAAGTTCTAAAGGCTGCGTTTCGTGTATTGACATTGAAACTTGGTAAGGCAAAAGTTCCTATGGTTGTCACTAATCACACATATGACGTTGTTGGTTCTATGTTCCCTACCAAAGAAATGGGTGGTGGTTCTGGATTGAAATATGCGGCATCATCTATCGTGTATCTTTCCAAGAAGAAAGAAAAAGATGGAACTGAAGTTATCGGTAACATCGTTCACTGTAAGAATGCAAAGTCACGTTTGACTATAGAAAACAAAATGGTGGATGTTCGTTTATCATACGATAAAGGACTAGACCGTTACTATGGATTGCTTGACCTTGCACTGAAGTATGGTATCTTCAAGTCTGTATCTACTCGTATTGAGTTGCCAGATGGAACTAAGACATTCGGTAAAACTATTAATAATAACCCAGAGAAGTTTTTCACTGAGGATGTTATGAAACAGTTAGACGAATTTGCATCTAAAGAGTTCAAGTATGGTAATCAATCTGTTGAAGAAGTAGAAGAGGTTGAAGAACCAGTAGATGAGTGATTTTGTTCGTGTATATGATGATGTGGTTACAAAAGAACTTTGTGAATCACTGATTAATATGTTTGAATCTTCTCCTCAGTTGCATGAGGAGATTGTATTAGACGGACATCGTTCATTCAAACAGATTACACTTCAACAACATACAGAGTTAAGACCTTTTGGTAATGCACTCCAAGAGGTTTTTAACACATATATTTCACGTTACATGAAAGACTGTAATGTTACAGATGTGATGTTCCCACAACAATATTCATATGAAATGTTTCGTATGAAGAGATACATGCCTAACGATGTAGATGAGTTTCGTGACCATGTTGATGTAGGTAATCATGATAGTGCAAGGCGGTTTCTAGTGTTCTTTTTATATCTTGATGATAATGAAGGTGGACATACAGACTTTCCTCAGTTTAATATTTCTGTTCCACCAAAAACAGGACGTATGTTAATGTTTCCACCAATGTGGACACACTTACATGCTGGAAGAAAACCGATAGATAAACCAAAATATATTATAGGGAGTTATTTGCATTATGTCTAAGGTTAGAGACATGTATACTTTTGTAGAAAACAAGGATAAAACTTGGAGTGGTATTGGACTCACTAAAGAGGCCGGTAAGTATCAAGGTGTAGTATATGAATATGGTAAAGTAAGTCTTGTTGAGAACGAAGAAAAAACAGATGCTACTTTACAATTCGAATGGAATATGTTAGACTCTAATGGACTATCTCAAGAAATGTTTAAAGATGATTTCTTTAAACTTGCTGGTAGTATATTAGAGGATTTGTTAGAACAACAATTAGATAGGAATGATTTACAATATGTCAACACAGACGATAGAACGAACAACACTCAGTAATCTAGTTTACAATGAACCTTATGCTCGTAAGGTTTTGCCTTTTTTGCGAGCAGAATATTTTCTAGACCCACAAGAAAGAGTGGTGTTTGAGGAGATTAATAAGTTTGTTGAGAAATACAATACACAACCAACTAAAGAATCTCTATCTATCGAATTGGATGGTCGTAAAGACTTGTCTGATGATGGGTTTAAAAAGGTAATTGATATTATTCAGTCACTCTCTGACGCACAGGTTGATATGAACTGGTTGGTAGATACAACTGAAAAGTTCTGTAAAGACAAAGCAGTATATAATGCAATCCTTAATGGTATCTCTATTATTGAGGGTAAAGACAAAAACCATACTCCAGAGGCAATCCCTTCTATCCTACAAGAAGCACTTGCAGTTGCATTTGATAATAATGTTGGACACGATTATGTTGAAGATGGTGCAGACCGTTTTGAGTTCTATCATAAAAAAGAAGAGAAACTTGCATTTGACTTGGACTACTTCAATAAGATTACTAATGGTGGTATTCCACAAAAGACACTAAACATTGCACTTGCTGGAACTGGTGTTGGTAAATCGTTGTTCATGTGTCACATGGCTGCGAATACGTTGATGCAAGGTAAGAATGTTCTCTATATTACTATGGAGATGGCAGAGGAAAAGATTGCAGAACGTATTGATGCAAACTTGATGAATATCACTATGGATGATTTGAAAGAACTTCCAAAGAAAATGTTTACTGACCGACTATCTAAGATTCAAGGTAAGACAAATGGTAAACTAATCATCAAAGAATATCCTACTGCATCTGCTCATAGTGGACACTTTCGTGCATTGTTAAAAGAGTTATCTTTGAAGAAATCATTTCACCCAGATATCATCTTTATTGACTATCTAAACATTTGCTCTTCTGCACGATTCAAGGGTAACGCAAATGTAGGTTCTTACTTCTATATCAAGGCCATTGCAGAAGAGTTGCGTGGACTTGCTGTTGAAACAAATGTTCCTATCATGTCTGCGACACAAACAACTCGTGGTGGTTATGCAAACTCTGATGTAGGACTTGAAGATACTTCTGAATCATTTGGATTGCCTGCAACTGCTGATTTAATGTTTGCGTTGATAACAACAGAAGAACTAGAAAATCTAGGTCAGATTATGGTGAAACAACTAAAGAACCGTTACAATGACCCTGGCATGAATAAACGATTTGTTATTGGAGTAGACCGAGCAAAAATGAAGTTGTATGATTGTGAACAGGATGCACAGGATGGCATAACTGATAGTGGACAAGCACAACAAGATGACACTCCTCTATTCGACAAGGGACAGAACGCAAAATACGATAAGTTCAACGATATCAAGTTCTAACTCCCTTTCCTTATAAATAGATACATAACATATTTGTTTAAATGGAAAAGGTGTAAATGCAGAGTTTTAAACATTCCTTATCAGAAGGTGCGATGGGTTATGCAGACGTTTTTAAACGTAATAACAAAGTCGCATTCATAGATAAAGCAGTCAAAGGGGAACTTGTTGACGTAAAAGGCAAGAAGCTCCCACCAGTTGACCCAAATTCTGAACTTATTGGTTTTCTGAATCGTAGAGATGCAGAGAATAATAAAGATTTTCAGAATGCACTAACACGCACATATGGTAAATCACTTACTGCACTAGCAATCGACAAGATTGAGAATGGATTCTCAACTCAAGGTGCTGGTGTTGCTTCTGGTGCAGATTGGGAAAACATTATTACATCAAATTATAACCGTCTTTGCGGTGCAGAAGGATTTGATTCTGATGCAGATACAGAGTCAGAAAAGTTTGATGATTGGCATAATGAAACTGGTGAAAAGATTGCAACTGCATTTATCAAAGAGATTGGTAAATCACCAATGACTCAGTTTGGTAAAGGCAAATCAAAAGCAAACCTATCACATTTCTGGATTGGACATGGTGGTTCCGATGGAACACCAAAGACTGATATGTTCAATAAACAATATAACATTTCACTTAAAAAGGCTGGTGGCTCACAATTGGCATCTGGTGCAAAAGGTGAAACCGTTGCAACATATAATGCGGCACTTGAATATATGGGTTCTAATGGTGTTACTCCAGAGATGGAAAAAATTCTCAACATGATTGAAGAGGGTTTCCAAAAGATTGCGACTAAGCATACTGTGGGTGCATTGTCTGATATGGCAAAGAAAACCAAAGGACAATTAAAACCAGAAGATGCAGCTGCCGTTGCACAGTTTACAGAAACTCAACAATTTCACACCGATTTAAACAAAGAAATAAAAAAACATTTGAATTTTGAAAGACAACCAGAATTTCTAAAGTGGTATACTTATGAGGCAATGTCTGGTTATAAGAAGTTCTCAGATAAAACATGTGCGGCATCTGTTTGTATGGAATTTAATGCAGACAACGGTAAAGTATCTAAGTTTATTGAAGTGACTTCAGATGGTAAGAGTTCTGGACTAAAAGAAAACCCATCTGTTGGTTCCAAAGTAATTGGTATTTCATCTAAAGTAAAAGTATATGCGGCATACAAGTCTGGTGGAGGGAATCCTTATTCAACATTAAGACTTGGTTTGACGGAAGATAATAAAACATTTGAAACAACATCAACTCTTGCTGGTATAATCAGAGAAGAAATTATAAACGATAAGATTTGTAATATGTTGGTTGAAGATATTCATCAACTAGACGAATTTGCCATTGTAAAAAAGGCATTTGGTAAACTAAAGAAAATGGGTAAAGATATTAAAATATGGTTCAATAACCTATTGACAAGAATTCTAGAAAAGGTTAAAGTTGTATTTGATAAAATTAAAAATATGGGGTCTAAAATGTATGAGGCACTATTTGGTTTTCTTAATATTACCGTTTCAAAGGTGAAGGCATCTATTCCAAAAGATATTGAGGGTTTCATTTAATGTTAAATTTTAATTCATTTCTTAAAGAAGATAAGGGTGGTAAAAACCTACACCTTGAACATATCGAAGATGAGATTCTAAATTACGGAATTGACGGTGGTAGAGCATCTATTAATTTTGTTCGTTCCCTAAGAGATATGCTTGCTGGTTCCTCTCGTTCTTCTATCAATATGACTGTTAAGTGGGATGGTGCTCCAGCAATCTTTGCTGGTATTGACCCAGATGATGGTAAGTTTTTTGTTGCAAAGAAATCAGTATTTAATGCAACACCAAAACTTTATAAGTCAAATGCAGATATTGATGCAGATACTTCTGGTGACTTGAATGCTAAGTTTAAGGTTGCATTTGCAGAGTTTCCTAAGTTGGGAATTACTGGAGTATTACAGGGTGACCTTATGTTCACAGACTTGGAAACTGAAACAATTGATGGGGAGTCTTATTACACTTTCCAACCAAATACAATTGTATATGCAGTTCCAGTGAATAGTGACCTTGGTAAACAAATGAACAAATCAAAGATTGGTGTTGTCTGGCATACCACATATAAAGGAAGTGCTTTACAAGATATGAAAGCATCTTTCGGTGCAGACACATCTAAGATGAAACCAACATCTTCTATTTGGATGGATGATGCATCCTATAAAGACTTATCTGGTTCTGCAACAATGAATGATAAAGAAACAGAAGAAGTTACAAAACATTTATCTAACGCAGGCAAGACATTTAGAAAGATTAACTCTTCTTTATTGAAGAAGTTCTTGGATATACAAAATAACACTTTTGTTAATCAACTTGCTGGTGCGTCCCTTAAAACCTATAATAATAGCAAGGTTAGAGAAGGACAAAAGATTACTAATACAACTGCTCATGCAAAGGGATATTTGACATGGGTAGAGGGAACATATAATAAAAGAATAGATTCTATCAAAACTCCTGCCAAAAAGGCAGAAATTGAGAATACAAAAAAAGAAGTTATTCGTGAATTAAAGAAACATATTAAGAACTTAGACGCAATAATTGCCTTTCAAAATCATATCGTAGAGGCAAAAATGGGTGTTGTAAAGAAACTAAATACTGTTAAGCAAATAGGAACATTCATTAGAACAAAGAATGGTTTCAAAGTAACGGATGCCGAAGGGTATGTTGCCATTGATAGAGTCAGTGGTGGTGCAGTTAAGTTAGTAGATAGAATGGAATTTAGTTTTAACAATTTTACAGCAGTGAAGGCTTGGGACAGATGAAGAAGTTTGAAGAATTAATGCTCGAATTGAACGAGAAGAAAGCGGTCTCTATGCAACAGAGAAGAAAAATGGCGTTGCGTATGAAGAAGCTTACTAAGTCTTCTGCTTTTAAAGCAAAGGTTGCACGAAGGAAAAATAAACTTGCAACACCAGATATGTTGCACAAGAGAGCATTAAAGAAAGCAAAGATGTTAGTTCTAAAGAAGTTTGCTGGATTGGATGCAAAAAAATATGCAGAGTTACCCCCTGCTGCTAGGATAGAGGTAGATAACAGGATTACATCAAAAAAACATATGGTGATTCAAAAGATTGCAAAGAAGATGATGGTTAAATTAAAAAAGGCTGAAGTTGAAAGACTGAAACAAGTTAAACAAGGTAATAATTAAATGAAAAAGTTTTCAGAAATAGTTGAAGCACGAGAAAGTGTTGCCGTGTTTACTTTCGGTAGATTCAATCCACCCACTACTGGGCATGAGAAATTAATCATGAAGTTGGCGTCTGTTGCGAAGTCGAATGGTGCAAAGTATTTTGTATATCCTTCACATTCACAGAATCCAAAAAAAGACCCTCTTCCACATGCAAAGAAGATTGCATATATGAGAGCAATGTTTCCAAAACATAAGAAAAACATTATTGCATCCAAACAAAGAAATGTGTTTGAGATTGCAACTGAGTTGTTTGACAAAGGATTTAAAAATGTGATTATGGTCGTTGGTTCTGATAGAGTTGACGAATTCAAATCACTATTGACAAAATATAACAATGTAGAAGGTAGACATGGTTTTTATAACTTTGATAGTATTGAAGTTATATCTGCTGGAGAAAGAGACCCAGATGCAGAAGGTGTTGAAGGTATGTCTGCATCTAAGATGAGAGCTGCAGCATCTGAAAATAGATACGAAAATGAATATGACGAAAGAGGAAAGATTAAGAAAGCTGGTTTTGAATCTGGACTTCCAAAAGGGTTTACTAACGGCAAAAACTTGTTCAAAGATGTTCGTAAAGCAATGGGTATCAGAGAATCATTTCTTCCAACTTCTATGGAAGTAACTGATGAAGATGTTTTTAGAGATTTATACATCAAAGGTGAAATTTTAAACATTGGTGAAGAAGTTACTGATAGTTATTCTGGAGTTTCTGGTAAAGTAATTCGTAGAGGAACAAATTATGTTACCTTTGCAGAAGAAGATGGCAAGACACATCGTAAGTGGTTATATGAGTTAGAACTATCAGAAGACTGTTGGAATGGTTTCAAACAAGTTGGAATGAAGAAAAAGAATGGCAAGGATGTTCCTAACTGTGTTCCGACAAGTGAAAAACAAGATAAAGATATTAAAGATAAAAAGGGAACTCAACCAGCCAAGTATTTTGCAAAAGATGC